AGAAGTTGTCGGAAGCCTATCATTTATCATCTTCCTTTTTCTTCAACAACTTAGAAATTTCATAGGTGCTGGCGACGTGCAGATGATTATGAGTTTCGATCTTTTCGGCTTTGCTTCCTGCCTTGATTTCTTCAACTTGCTTATGTAGTCTCAATAATGTAGAAGATACTTCAGATACGTTCTTGATAAGGCTAGAGAGAGCAGCATAGTGTTCTGGACTCTGAGACATGGCAGCATATTGTCCTAGATCGTTTACAGCGGTAGCACCGACCTTTACAATGTTCTGAAGGTTCTTACGTGATTCTTCAAAGTCTGCAAGCACTTTGTCTTTGACTTCTTCGGCTACTTCATTATTAAGTGTAGCCTCGATGACTTGATTATTTGAATCTTCTTCGACTTCAAACGGAACTATATTGAATTTTAAATCTAAATTATTCATTAACTTGCTTCCTCTATATTAATAATTTCACTCCAATCCTGAAAATAGATATCTGCTGTATTTGCAGCAGTATTCGGAGATATTGAAATATACCCTGCATTACCTGAACCATCAAGATAAGTTGTATTACTTATTGGTGTATTTATGTTTATTACTTGTAAACCGTATTCATTTACTATAGTAGTATAAGGTTCGTCAAAACTTCCAAAATATACAGAAGTATTTGCAAAATCTGTTATTAGTGTACTGCTTCTAATTGGACCAAACAATGAACCTTTTACAGTAAAATTTAATGTCCATATTAATACAGAGTTGTCAGCAAAGTTTGTCGTATCCGTATTTTCATGACTAATCATCTTCATTATTACTGGAATATCAAAAGACTGATGATTCGGAATCATATTGGCTCGAACAGTAAATTCAGGTGTAAAGAAAGGGAGAATTTGTTCAATAATCTTTGTACCATCTTCTGCATTCTTAATGTATACATATAAAGAAAAATGAAAATCATAGGGAACTTCTTCAAAAGTAAATTTTGGAGAATTAGGTGCAGCAGAATTAGGATAAAATATTTTATTTGTAGTTTTTTGTTTTCTTTCAGGTGCATATGTAATGCCATCGAGATAGAAAGACATACGAGGTAAGATGATTGCAGACTGCTTGTCAATAGCAGGGTCTTGCTTCATTCTAATCATCATTTTTTCTTTTTGTGCATAAGAAATAGGTACATTAATTATTTGTGTAATGTTGCCTTGCTTATCAGTACGATTAATGATAATGTTATTGAACATACTCCCAAATAGGGAAATATACTTTCTTATTGAGCCAAAATAGAAATAGTCGTTGCTTAACATATGGATTCCTTTTTGTTATTTAATTAAATCCATGTGATGTACATGATGGTGCATATGATCATCTTCTTTTGTTTCTGTTCTGATATGTTTTAAATTCGTTCCACGAGGAAGAATGAATTCCTTGGCTCGATCATCTATGTTATGTTTGTCTGGCACGTAAACGCCTTTAGAGCCCTTTGGAACAGCTATCTTATAAACGTGCTGGTGAGCTATCCCTTTGTCGTCCTTGACCACGTTACGAGTCGCATACTGGCCTGTAGCCACGTTCTTTTGAATAGACGTAGACATGAAAGCCGGATGATGCATAACACCCTGATCATTCTTTAAGGCTCTAGGATCATGACGTGACTTGCTCCATACCGTCATGGCTTCAGGAGTTGAATGAGAATTGATTGTGTTGTCAAGTTGATTTACTTTAACATCTAATTCTGGTTTTTCTAAAGACGGATTCTTATGTTTTTCCCATAGATAAGAATTAATGTTACCTGAAGAAGCTGTATAATCCTTTAGACCACCACCATTGATCTTACCATAATGCTTTTCAAGACGACCACCAAGAGCCTTTTCAGATTCTTTTCTGGCATTTTGTTCTTTGATAGCGTCTGCTACAGACTGTTCTTCATTTATTTGTTTAAAATTCTTCATACAGGCTCCATAGTATGTACCTTGTAAAACATCTTCTTATCATAACCCGGAGTATGATATGCAGGCTTTACATAATCTGTTTTGACATGACGAAGATTTGTTCCACGAGGAAGAAGAAATTCTTTCTCACCATCATGATATGAAATATGTCCAATATAGGAACCGGGATGATTCTTTGGAATATTTATTTTTAAAATATTCGGATTCTTCACACCATAATTATCAATAGAATAATTAGAAAATCTTCTTGCAACACCCGGATGAAGACTTGTTGAAAGATAACCCGGATGGTGTACAATACCTTCTTTGTTCATCCAATCTCTAGGATCATGTCTTGATCCTGACCATACAGTAAAGGCTGATGGCGTCTTATGCCCATCTAAATGTGCATCTAAAGGTTTAATATAAGGGTCTTTTTCAATATTGTTTTTTGTTTCATTAGTCTTTGACTTATAGTGAGACCAAAGTTTATTATTAATTTCTTCTGCTCCGGCAGAGTTAAAATATTTATTTAGTGATTCATTATGATCCATTCTTAATGGTTTACCATAATGAATACTCAATTGTTTATGAAGCTGCTGAATTTTAACATCATGTGGAGCATTACTAATATCATGGTTATAAGTATCATGGAAGATTTCTTCGTGATTTTCTTTAATATATTGCTTAAACCCGATCACAGTATTTCTCCATGATGAATATGATAGATGAAATTATTTTTATTTAAACCATATGCCATTCTTTTTTTCATAATCTGTTCATGATTTAAATTAATAGACTGACCACGAGGCATAACGAATTCTTTTTCGTTAGGTTGTGATGAAATATGTCCAACATAAGCACCGGGACTTCCTTTCGGGACATGAAGTTTTAAGACATGAATGTGCTTATCATATCCACCTTTATCATTAGTTTCAACATGTTTTCCTTCACTAGAACCAAAATCTCTTGCTATTTTTGGACTAATACTTGTTGACAAATAAGCCGGATGATGAACAACTCCAAATTTAGCATGATCATGAGGATTTTCATGAAGTCCTGACCAGACAGTCATGTCATGTGGTGTCTTATTATGATTCATGACAGCATCGAGCACACCACTTTTTTCTTCAAGGCGATGTACTTTAGGTGTCTTAGAGTTATTATGCACCTTCCACTGATACTTGTTTAAAGGACGAGAATCATGTGTGTATTCATGTAAATGTTCCCCACCAAAGCTATCATACTTATAGTGAGCAGACAACTCTTTATGTAGGTCGTCGATGGACTGAGCTTCGTTTATTAATTGTTTGAATGATTTCATTTGACTATACTCATTGTGTGATAGTGTCTAAAAGTTTTTTTGTACTTATTCTTTTCAGTAAATAATGTAGTATGAATATGTTTTAGATTAGTACCGTGAGGCAGAATGAATTCCTTTTCTCCTTCGTTTTCGCTAAAGTGGTCTACATACATACCGGGATGATCCTTTGGCACCTTGATTCTTAATGTATGATAATGAACTTCATGTATAAATGAACCGTCTGGATTTTTTGATGATTTACTAATACCTTTAGTATACGTACCTAGAGGCATATGGTCAATACTTGTTGATAAGAATCCGGCATGATGATATATTTTACTTTCATTTGGTACTAAAGGTTTAGTGATAGAAGAATATACAGACATAGGTTTAGGCGTCTTGTATCTATGCAGAGTTTCCTGTATATTATCGATAGTATGTTTAGTGTCATTATAAAGATGAACGTCTTTTCCATGATCAGCGAGGCGATGAGAAAGGCTGCTATGATGATCATCCCATAATTGACCATTAATACGTTCGTATCCATTGTGAGTATAGTGTCTGATGTTATCTATAGCTTCTTTATTATGGATTTTATAATGTTCTTTCAATTCATTATGTAGTTTTGCAACTCTTCGGTATACGGGGATCATACCATCATCACCCCATATATTTGCTAAATTATGAAAATGTTTCATGTCAATTTCTTTTTCGACTAAAAATTGATTGAATGACATCATTGTGTTATACTTCCAAATGCATTATTTGTATTAAAATCAATGAAAGTATCGGCTTCAACTTCAAGAATTTGGTCGTCATCTTCTGGATCAATATTCTGTTCGGTGAAGTCTGCAAACACAATAACATTGTTTGAACTGTCTGCAATAGAAGTTCCGTCTGGCAATGTAAATGTATGATCTGTTGCATTTAATGATAGATTATTCTGTACAGAATCTATTTCAGGAATTCCTGTATTGAATGTTTCGTCTGAGTATTCGAACAAATTCAATTCCATTTGATATGTAGGTAAGACGCCTAGAGGATAGAACAATTCCTTATTATTAACATAATGAATCTGAAAACACTTCTTATTAACTGTAAAGTATATAAGGTCGCCTTCCATAGGTCGAGGTTGATTTGTGACAGGTTGAATTGTTTCAACAAATCTTTTTACGGCAAGAACGAGTGTAACACTATCACGAATTTCCAGACCAAACTTGGTAAAGATATCTCTCTGACCTTGAAACCCATCGACATTTTCAATATACATTTCAATAGGAATAGTCTTTGAATATGTAGACTGATCGTCGGTTTCGTATAGCTGATCATAGTTATTAATGTTACGAGGAATGTATACAACCTCATGACCATATATGCCAATAGCTTCAATGATCAAGTCTTGAATTAATTCTTGTTCAGGTCCATAGTCGAAATAGTTAAAGAAAGGATTTAAAGCCATTGGTGTACTTTCTATTTGTTTTTATTATTTATTTTATTACTTGTAGTACCACAATATCTGTCTTTATTAGATTTGAATAATTCCTTATCTATCTTAACAAATGTCTTATTAATAAGATCATAGGCTGTTACCATTCCAGATGTAACACCAATATATCTCTTTTGACCTGAATCAAATAATTCTTTTGTTATTTTTAATTTCTTTTTTTCTAATGTGTCGTATACTGTAACTCTATTTTTATTAGCTTCAGAACATTTCTCTTTCGTTTCAGAAGAAATTGTCTTTCCTTTATGTGTTCGACTTGCAACTTGTTTAGAAAATTCAGATTGTTTTCTGCCTGTAGATGCTATAGCCATCTTATCTCGTGTTTCTTGAGATACAATACGAGTACGGTTATATTCTTTCATTCTTTCTGAGATAGATTTTAATTTTTCTGGATTATTTGACCAATGATTAAAATGGTGATTATGAACATTATAGTATCTTTTACCTAATTCTTCTTTCTTTATTAAATTTAACCATTTATATTCTTCTTCTAATAGAGTTTCTTTTAGATTTATATTTGTTTTTAATATTTTCCTTTTAAAATCTAAAGGTCTATGTTTATATGCTTGTTTCATCCATGTTGAAGAACAAATGTAACTATCGTCTTCTCGACCCCAATGACAACCTATATAGTATCGTTTATGTTTAATATCAAACCAAATGTAAACAAATCCATATTTTTCTTTTTTAATTTTAGACAAAATAATACTCCGTAAAATGAACTACGAAGTATTTATAGAAAATTCTTGGAAACTCTACTAAAACATCAAAAAAAGTATATAAATTATTGCACCGCCATTGATGGCGGCATTGTATAATTTGAAATTAATTCTTTTTCACATCTTTCAATGTCGTTAACACCTTCTTGCCAAATTCTTTGACCATTAAGCTGCATATTCCCCGGCATAGGAGCACTAAACTTGGATAGGATATTACCCCATTCACGACGCATAAGGGCTGTAGCATAGTCCTGAAGCCATTTATCAGACCATGCGGCCTGATACTGATCAGGATCGACTACCATTGTAGCTTCGACGACAAGCCATTCACCTTCGGTTACGATAGACATATCCATATCGAGATAAAGAATGTTATTATATCGATTATATCGAATAGGCTTTTGTCCTACAAGCATTTCTTCCATAAATTGAACGTGTTGCATCATCATGTAATATGGGACAAGAGAAACATTTGAAAAGTTATATAAGTCATTGATAATAAATTGATATCTCATATTAAACAATGAGTTTGTGCCAATTGATTGTCCTACAGGAAATATCTTGACAACTCCAATAATGTTATCAGGCATAGTTATATAGCTATTGGCAATATCATCGTTTGTCAACTGATACTTATAGTAGGTTTTTTCACTACCATCCATATGATATTGTGCAAATTTAAAAAGTGCCTGATCTACGCAGTCATCGATTTGGTTTTCTGAAAGGTTGACCTTGATGACAGGAGAACCGAGTCTTCTTAGACAAAATTGCTTAAAATCCTGTTTACTTTGTGGTTGCATGGTCATATCCTCTTGAAAAATCTAATTTTAAATATTTATTGAAAAGGTGTTGACTTCGATTTTTAAATGAATTATAAAAGGACATCAACGACGGAGAATACATCATGTACGCCACCGACGATTTTGCTCAATCTGCCGAATTCACCTCTTTCGCTTCCATGCATTCCGACGTTGCTGCTTGGCTCGTCGAGAAGCGTAAGACTTTCGATTTTGCTGCTTCTCTTTTGAATTCTGTTCTCAAGTTTGGTCGTCTCACGGATGGTCAACTCGGTGCAGCAGAACGTTGTGTGGCTCGTTCCAAGTCCGCTGTAGAGGCTCCTACGGTCAACACTGACAAGCTTCATGAGTGCTTCAATAAGGCTCTTGAGGCCGGACTGAAGAAGCCTAAGCTGCGGTTTGATGGCTTTCAAGCCTCGTTGGCTCCTGTTACTGGCCGAAATGCCGGTGCAATCTACATCAAGAACAATGCCGATTATCTTGGCAAAATTCAAAACGGAAAGTTCTTCGCCGTTCACGGTGTTGACCCTACCGTTATCAACACCGTTTCTGAAGCCATTACGGACCCGTTGGCTGCTGCTGTTGCCTACGGTCGCCGTTCTGGTAGCTGCTCTTGCTGTGGTCGTGAACTGACCGTTGGCAAGTCCATCGAATTGGGAATTGGACCGATCTGTGCAGAAAAGTTCGGAATGTAAATAATTCAAAATAGTCGTTGACTTGCTCTTTTAAATGAATTATAAAGAGCAAGTCAACGAGGGAGCATTCAAATGAAAGTCCATGTTATTGTAAAAATCGATCATTTTGATAATTATGTATCAGTATACGGCGTTTATTATGACCTTAATAAGGCCAATGAAATTGCCGAAGCATATAATTTAAAAACATCGAAATATTCTGGTAGGTTGTTTGTTTATACTAAATTACTTGAGTGGTAAAAATAATTCAAAAAAGTGCTTGACCTATCCTGAATAACTTGATATAAAAGAAACATGAGACGCACCAATAACGGTGCAAGTGAAATGGAGAATACAAAATGGCAAATCGTGGTCGTCCTGAAATCTTCCTCTCCAAGAAGGTCATCGTCGAGGCTCTTGAG